GACTTCTAGACGTTTTCCTATCCGGAGTTCTAGACGTTTTCCTATCCGGAGTTCTAGACGTTTTTCTCTCCGGAGTTCTAGGCGGTGTTTTATGAGGACTTCTAGACGTTTTTCTATCCGGACGATAGGAAGCAAAATAGGCAGATGGGTTCGGTAATGGAATCGGAATGTTTTTATGGTCTCCGCGATAGTCAATGTAAAATGCGGGTTCTGGATATTTGGAAGATAAAATTTGATAAAGTGTACTGTTATTAACGTCATCATCCAACGGAATATAAGACGTATCGTTTGGTTTCAATTGTATGAAAAGTTCCATCTTGTTCTTTTTCAACATTGGATACATCTCGTTCAGACCATCAAACAGTTTTTCACGCAATTTTTCCACGGTTGTAGTATTCTCCAAAACATCCGAATGGAGTTTTTCTAAAAGAATCGCATTGTATTCATTGTTCTCCACATCATCCGATTCGTCCGAATCTGGAAACAAATTCAAGAAAACCGGAACGTAGTGAACACCACCATTCTCGTCGTAGTATTCCATTTCTACAAATGTTTGGCTTATGGATTGTTTTGTATATAATATGCATACAAAACATTTGTTTATCTCTAGACCTCCTCTTCGATTTCTCTGCACAATGGGCATCCACAATCAAACCCATAATTCTGTTTCAAATGCGCCAACCGGTCTTCCTTCGTTTCATATTCATTGATATCAATATAGGGTATAAATATCTCTTCGCCAGCAGCGATATCTCTGATCGTTGTAAAAACCATCACATTTTTCGGTTTGATGGTTTCGTCGATTTCATAGGTGGCATTGAATTCACATCCGTGATTGAAACGGGTACCAAAACCAAAGACTGCTGCCGCCTGCTCCTTGTATCTGAAGACATTGCGCGTGATTTTGTAATAATACAAGAGCATCGTATCTTTATCCAGTTCGGGCAGATATTTCAAATGATAATTACGAATGTCATCGTAGTCATAAATATCGGTCGTTTCATCTAAAGAATTGGGAACAAATGTCAAAAACTCGTTTTTATGAGAGGACCGTAAAGCTTCTTTGATCAGTTGAATGCAAAATTCGCTATAGTTTGGTGTATTCGTGTCTACAGAAAAGACTGTTTTGCGTAGAATGACCGTATTCTCTGGAATATCCTCTTTGGTATAAACGCCTAAACCATAGGGATTGCGTTCAATATGAAGCGCAGGATGGACATAGTTTGTCTCTTTTATGTAAAACAATCCATAAATAACCAAGAACAATATGGCGAATAGGGTAATAATAAGTATGCTATATCGTGTGATGGGATGATTGATTATATCCGAAAAAAAATCCATTTATCAACTTCGATTTTAGTATACTATAGGTTTATGCAATTATGCGGACAATAAAACGATTTGAAAACCCCGATACCTAGCCAAAAGACGTCATCTTCATCGTTTTTCCGGAAAAAGTATTCGCCATCCAATGAGAGTTTGTCTGAAACCATCCGTCCATTTGTTCCAAGAGATTCAGCATTCCTTTTTCGCGATAGACCTCGCGAACCAATTGGACAAATCGAATGATGTTTTGCTGACTCGGTGAAAATCGGAGAAAATGATCGCCATTGTTTGTCAAACACCACTTTACAAATTCATTGGGATGAGACAAAAGAATGGCTTTGATCACATAATAGGAAAATATGTGGGTCTTTTCGTTGTATTTTTTACGAACCTCTTTTGCTTTGGGATCCTCCAGTTGAACCAGGTTGTGATATGACAAATGATAGTGGTGCAACACTTTGGTGCATTGAAAGAGAGAAAAGAGGATTTCGATTTTGATGGCGCCCTCCATTTTCGTGGCAATTCGCCCCCAATCGTCTTTGTTTCGAGTGGTCAAAAAAGACAAAAAGAGGGTATGAATGAGTGTCGCCCAGGTTTCGCAATAACTTTCATAGAGGCGAACCTCTTTCACTGCGACGGGAAAGATTTCCAAGATACGGCGATTGGCTTCACGATTATCCAAGTTGGAAAAGTCCAAGCCCAGATTGTGAAATGTTTCGTGAATCAACACTTTGAACCATTCTTCGCGGCGAAATAAGACAATATCCGTCGATGTTTGACACGATGTGGTAAATGCCGTATTGGCGTGTATTACGTCCAAGGGTTCAATGCGGTTCCGTGCGAGGATCTTGGTATGATCGCTAAAGTACATCGAAATATGTATGTGCTTGGAACATTGTGCAGGAGCATATTGAGTAGCTACGTTTAGCCATAGAAAGGTCTTGTGCACCACATCGTGGAAATATTTCAGGATGGTCTTGGGATCTTGGATGGTGGTGGAAATGGGAAATACCAAGACCATTTGGCAGGTGCGACCATTCACATTGAATTGATACGTCTGCTGGAAATGTCGGGAGTGATCGAGGGACAATCGAATTTCCTTGGGGATCAAAGGATACCCCGATGATTTCACCATTTCGCTGCCCGGTTTTATCTCTAAACTACTCTGTTGGATTTGCATTTGTTGGCCGGATACCCATTTTTTCTCTCCGTTGCGAATATGCTTATACAATGAATGGATGGCACGTTTTGTGGTTCCGTTGAGAAGGGGTGTCTTGGTCATCCACGATCCGAAATGTTGTTTGATAAAATGGGATAAATTGTCGGCATCCCTCTTGGACATTTTTTGAAACAAGCACTATATAATAGTGGTTGAAACTAACCTTTATTCATTTCAAACGCCCATTTTATATGAGAAATTTACTTATATTTAATCTCTATCCGCGAATAGAGATTAAATGAAATCGCTTATAAATAAGTATAATGCGACTTATATGTGATTTATTCAAATTCTTCTTGTGATTATCCTCCACTAAATAATATTGCACTGCGGTTTCTTTATAATCACTACTCTTTTGGTGAGGCATATATATTTATTTATAAAATGAATTAAATATTTGGTAATAATTATTAGTATCAAATCAATCACATAATATAACAGAATGGATACACAATCGTTACCATTAGTCCCTTTTGGAAAATATAAAGGACAACCGATTACAACTTTAATGAACGATACTAAATATTTGGAATGGTTTAAACAACAGGAATTGTTACAAAAATTTCCAATTGTTTATAACATTTGTGTTAATCAAACAATAACGACAACAAATCAAAATTCAAAAACACCTGAACATAATAAGTTGCAAAATATGTTTTTGAATAAAAAAAACCAAATGAAGCTATTAAATAGATTAATCGGTAGTAATATTGGTGTAAAATTTAAACAACGGTTTGAATTATTAATTTTAGATGAAGAATTCATTAGATATTTTGATAGTTTTACAATTACACATGTTATTGGAGGTGACCCTGTTTCAAGAAAACATAAAAAAATAAATAATTTCGTGCCAGAATTTTATAGGTCGTTGATAGACACTAGAATTGTTTTTGAAGATAAATATAATTGGGATTTTGTTTTATATTATAACGATTATCAAACTATTAATTTTAAGACAAAATGTGATGTTGCTAAAAGAATATCAGCCGATTTATCATATAGGAACACCCAACTAATTGATAAAGTCTATAATATTATTAAAAAATATAACTTTGGTAACGATCACCTTAGAGATTGTGGATATATAAGAGAAAACGATTTATTTATTATAAAAGAAGAAAGTAACTATGAGGTATGTATTCAGGCAGTTTTAAAAAGCATCAATATATTTTGCGAATTAAAACCAATTTTAAGCGATGATTACCCGTGTGTGTTAAGAAAACTAAAAACACAAATTGAACTTACCGAAAATGGTAAAAAGGAAAAATCGGGAATATATGTACTACTTATTGGTAGTTTTACTTCAAAATATACATCAAAAGAAGAATTAATTACAATATTCAAACAATCTAATATTAACGTTATATTTACTGAAGAAATTTTTGGAACATCAAAAGGAGTAGAAGTTGAAATAAATACAAATACACAAAAATTGTTGTCGTATGAAAATGAAAATAAATTAATTGAAGAGAATAAACATCTAACAAATAATCTACTACAAACACAAGAAAAACTTTTGCAGGCAGAAGAAAGAATAAAGCAATTAGAAGAAGAAATAATTATTATTAAAAGTCAAAAACCAAGTAAATCTATTAAGGATTATTTTGGGAAGAAGTGATCGTTGTATGTTTTGTTCCCATATGTAATCTCGTGGATAAATATATTTATCCACGAAAAGGATATAGGCTACCCACGGTTTTGTAGCCTTCCGAAGGAGGCTATAAAAACACAGATAGACATTAAATGAGAAAAGGTGGAAATGTGACTACTCAAGGGGTTTCTCGCGCAGTTCTTGACGGACCTTCATCAATAGATGATCCGTTTCGGCGGGCTGACCTCTCTCAATATGTACCAGTTTTGCGTTTTTCGTAGCCAAGAGCAACGACTTCAAATCGGGGTTTTGCGAAAACTTGGCACGGACAGCGGTCAAACGTTCTTGTTCACTACGTGCGCCGTAGAAATCGGGGTCAATTTCCACATTTTGCGGCCGCATAGCAAAACCTTGCTTCGCCTTGGCACGATTCTTGGGCCCGCCCGATTTACTTCCGGCGCCTTGGGCCAGCTCCACATCTTTCGAGATTTCGCTTTGACTGTCCAAGGAGAATTGCAGGGAAAAATCGGGATGCTGTTTCTTGAACTTGGCGCCTTGGTAATAATGTTCGACGGAAGCCCATTTGTGTCCGTCTGCTGTAAAGGGCGCCTGCATCCACGAGTCGTCCAGTTTTTTGCGCCATTCGACCATTTTCTTGAGCAAAACAAACTCGGCACGGCGGTCTTCGGGAATCTGTTCCTTGGCTCCCTTGCCTGGATGGGGAGTTTTGGCGGACTGGGAATAAAAGGCAAACACGGTTTTGCTGTCGTACTCGTCGGGAGAGACTTCTTCTTCGTCCACGGGCGCACCCTCGTTCTCGTCCAAGCCCATTTTGCGTTTGAGTTGGCGAAACTCGGGAATGATGTAAAATGCACCGGAATCGCGCTCCATACACTTGTTGATGACCATTGCCTTGATGTGGTAAGGAATTTCTTGGAATTCCAAGATTCGTTTGTCTTTGTAAGACACCAGGCGATAGTGATCTCCACTGTGGGTAGTGAGAATGTAATATTTGGGCGAAAATTGTTTGGAGGTTTCCATCTCCTGGTCGAGTTCGCCACACATCAAGACTCCGTTGTAATCGTGTTCCAAATAGGCGCGCTGGGATAGCAAAACCACTTTGATCTGGAGCTCGCGTTCCAAGACGGAGATGGCCCAGGAATCGGCCCAGTATTTGGAGGTTTGCACGTATTCACGGAAGGATTCCAAGGAATCGGGCATAAAATCTCCCACGGTTTCTTCTTTGAGCTGTTCGGTCAGTCGTTTTTGTTGCAAAATATCCTTGTATTCCGTTTTTTGGGCTTCGATATCTTCCAAGATCTTGGCCAAGACGGTGGGTTGACTGCGCGATTTTTCGGCGCGCTGTTTCAGATCCTTTTCCAAGGTGTCCTTGATCTTTTTGAGTTTGGTATTGTATTCGCGCAACGTTCCTTCTAAATCGGCAAAGAGCTTGAATCGTTCTTGGAATATTTTGTCATTGGCATTCTTGGCAACGATGGCGCGCAATTTAGGCACGGTCGTAGTCCATCCGATTTGTTTAAAGGCATCGCGCACGACGGCGAAGAAACAGTCGCCGTTGGCCTCCACCTCGTGGATATCATAGTGGGGGTTTTTCATAAATGTCTGAATCCAGTTCTGTTTGGCGGTCTCGGTGAACTGGGTCTTGATATCCTTGGCATCTTGTTCGGTTTCCTCGGGCAAAAGGGACGCGATTTTCACGAGGGGGTCTTTTTCAAACACCCCGGGTTGGAGCAAAACATTGGCTTTTTCGACTTCGGCGGATATCTGGTGGGGGCGAACTTTGACTTTCATCACCTCGTCGGCGTCGTCGTCATCGACGTCGACGTCGACATTGGCCGGTTTATCGTTTGCCTTCTTTTCGACGGGAGAATCGGCGGAGGATGATGCCACTTCTGCCAATTTAGCTGCTAGTTTAGTCTCTCCTTGTTCTAAATGTTTGACATAGAGCTCCGATTCTTGGGCATTGCGATCAATGTAGGTTTCGTTGACAAAACCGTAAAAAAGGGGCGAATGTAGTTTGGCTACGTCGGGTTCTTGGCGATTTTCGTCGTCCATTACCTCGACCACCTTGTCTTTGTGGACTTCAAAGACTCCGATTTGGGCTCGAACCTTGTCATTGGAAACGAGATAGATGGGAAAATAGACGACGCCTCGTTGGGTAAAAGTATGTTTTGCTTTTCCAAGAACGACCAGGACGGTTTTATTGAGGATATCCATCTCATAGAGGGTGCTTTCGTAGCCAATGTCCTCGGGATCAATCGTCGCCGTGTCTTTGTATGTGATCAAGGACTGAATATTGGAATAGACCATTTATGGTTGGTTTGATTGTTGTATATATTTTTGCGTATATTTTTCTAGCAACAATATATACGATTTCTTTGTTTTGCGAAATGAGTTCAATGCCTTATTCTTTTTCGTCTGCTTCTTCGTCTCATCTTGATTTTGGAAATTATGGTGGAACCACACAGAAGGCCATTGGAATGAATTCCGAGTGCCGATGCGGTTCGTGTTCCTTTCAAACATCTGGGTCTTCTCAATTATTTCGTCCCATCATTTGGTTGATCTTGGTCATCAGTATCATAGCGTGGTTCTTTTACTCCATTACGATGAAATCCAATTCGGGCGGAAAATCGGGGCGGCGTTCGGTGGGTCTGCGTTTGATGAAAGGCGGCTGAGGCGGGTCGGCCAGTCTTACGACTCGATAAATTACACCCATCCATAAGCCATCGATCGATGGAATGACTATTTGACTATCGTCTCCGGAGGTCAAGTACGAAAAAATCGATCACCGATCACCGATCACCCAAAATACATTTCTAGAATACCTAGAAATGTAATGTAAAAAAGTCACGCATAATCCATATATTTGAACACCGTGCGCATCGATAAACTTTTGTAATCCTTGGATTTCATTTTGGAAAACTGCAAAAGTGCGGGCTGGATCTCCGATTTCCATAGATCGTTGTCCGCACACTGTACCTTGACCATTTTCACAATCAAAAGTATATTCTCAGTGATTTCATCGACTTCATTCACGCGATTCTCCGTCGAAACATACTCGAATGACAGGGTTTGCATCCAACGGAGGATTGTCAAAATTTCGTTGGAAGAAACAAGCCCGTCCTGCTGCTGCATCAAATGCACTAAAAAGGTGATCAACGACTTTCGTCGATCATTGGTTTTGTTATATTGGCAAAACCCCTCATAATCGACATCGGAATCGATGTAGTGTATGTTTAGGATAGAATCCTTGTATTTTTCAACATATTCGGTCAAAACATCCAAACAGGCGGGAATGGACTTTGACAACTCGACAAACAAATTGGCATACAATTGCAAAATGATTTTGTTATTGCACGCCAGGTCAATCACCAGTTCGATGACCCGCTTTTCATTTTGATGGGTAGATATAAAATCGCCCACGCTTTTAATAATATTGTCCTTCATCGTATCGTAATTTTTAGCGGATAATTTATTCAACATTCCTCGTATATCATTCAACTCTTTCTCCATTCCTTCCGATTTCTGTATTGTGGTCACCTTGAAATTTTTAATATCGTTCCATTCTTGTGCGGAATGGATGACATTGGTACGATGACCCCCCCCACCACCTCCACCTCCACCGCGTCGTCCTGCACCGGATCTGCGTGGAGCGGTAGACGATCGGCCATCATCAGACCATTCGTGAACGGGTTTCTGTGGAGAAGCGGCGTAGGTAAACTCCGTTTCATTGGGAATAATAATGTTGTTTTCCAGATACTGCAAAATGGATAACACATCATTGTCCAATTTACAATTGGATTCATA